TTATGCTTCACCTCCAATTTTTGCAGGATATATAATAAATTTTTTAGGACCATTTTCATCATATCCAATAATGGTTGTAGATTCGTTCAATGATATATCGTACCAATATACAATCTTTTTATCTGTCTTTGGAACGAACTCGGTATCCGTTTCATTCAATTCAATTACTACATTATTATTTTGATTTGAAACAATAGACTCTTTTTCTAACAAAGTATTCTGATTATATCCATTTTTGTTATATATTCTAAGTTTAATAATATCTCCCACTTCAAACTGATATTTACCATCATTAGCCGTTAAATTAATATTAGCTTTATCTCCTCTATTGATTTCTATTGTTTTTTCATTATCAATTTTAATCATATCCATTTCCTTTCTAAAAATTCGAGTAACCATACACATTCAGTGTTGCTATTATTTTTGCTGTTCGTTCTGCACAATTTCTATTATTTGCATAAATATTATTTCTTATAAAACCTGGTAAAGAATTAGGCTTTATTAAAATTCTCTGTGTATGATTATTATTTAAGCCTAAAACATCTTTTATATCATTTGTTTTTACTTTCTCTATAATATGTTCTGAATCTGCTGCAGTCCAAGCCGTCCATATATTTGATGTTGTTTTTCCTTGATTTCTTCCATTAAGAGTCTTCCACGATACACCATTAACTTTTATAATTTTAGACTGTTCATACCCTAAATCAGATTGCCAATACCATTCAGATATAGCATTTAAATCTTCTTTAAATACTGATAAATCTCTTAAATATCCCCAAACAGATGTATCATTGTTTCCATTTTCATCAGTATAATGCCATTTGATTGGTTGATGAGATAATTCAATATTTGCTGACACCACTGTAAATCCGTCTGGTATTGATACATTAAAATTAATTGGAATTGATATATTCTCATCTTTATTATATAAAGTATCACACCCACATAATCCAAAGTTATTATTAATCCCTTGAAATTGTAAATTAGTTAATAATCCTTTTTCGCTTATGACTTTAGCTCCATTAAACAAATTAACATTTCCTTCTTTATCTACTTTAAAATTCTTTGTATCAATCATTCCTTCTTTTAAATTAATTTGCATACCTACATTATTTTTAATATAGTTATTTGATGTAATCATTCCAGATTTTATGGAATCTCCACTAATTTCAGTAGTTGTATTTGTTGCTTTGTCTAAGTATGTAACTGCTCTATCTGATGTTGTTATTACTGTGCCTTTCAAAACATCTAAAGTATTTCCTGTCTGCTTAGCTATGCTACCAGCGTACTCTATAGATGTTACAAAGTCTGCTTTATTGTATTTTCCATCTTCTCTACCAATTTGACATATCAATAAAGTACCATCTTCTTGAATATACCAATCACCACTTTTATATGGTGGTGAAGGGCTTATTGTAAATATTTTTCTTTCATTTCCATCAATACTTTCATTTGTTAATGCCATTGCTTTTCTTAATGTTTCATCATTAAGTATTTCCCATTCTCCATTTTCTTTAAATTGATAGATGCTTCCTTTTGTTTTAGAATAGAAAATATCACCATAATGCTCACTCTTATCTCCCCAATTTATATATGGTTGATTTAATAATGTTGGTTTGTCCTCATTAAAAAACCAGAGTGAAATATCACCCTGGCTTGTTAACAAGTCTTTTAAATTTATTGCTAATGAGCTTAAAAACGAATTTAAGCTATTATTTGTTTTAGTAATAGTAGTATTATTACTTTTTGTAGTTTGAATTAAATTAGCCAATCTGCGTTCGACTTCTTGCCAATTAGAAATCCTTGGAATCATTGTTATACCTCCTTAATAATAAATAGTATCATTTACTACTTTAAAGCCTTTTATTTTTCTATAAATATCTGTTTTTTTATCTGAATCTATATCTAAATCTTTTATATAATTGTATAGATATTCTCTGTCTTCTTCACTAACTTTATATTTAGTAGCATATAATAAAACTTTTTCTTCTGATTTCATATCTGAATTTATTAAATATTCTTCTAATTCTTTTTTATTTTCTATTTTTTGTGCTTTGTAATTTAAGTAACTATTTATATTGATTGCATCTTTTAACGAATTATATATTCCATCTTCTTTCCCAATTGTTGAAGAATATAGTATATCTTTTGTTTTATCTGATAATTTGCTTTTTCCTAATATTTCTGCTTTTTCTTTAGTTGTTTCAGCATTTGTTGTCATACCTACATATTTAAAATAATCATCTACTTTTCCGCCATTATATATTATGCTTTTTACACTTTTTAATATTGAAGAATCTTCAGTATCAATGTCATTTTCTTGAGCATATTGTGATTTGATTTGAGCTTTAGAATATTTGTATATATCGCTTATTGCTTTTACTTTTTGTTCATCATTCATTTCTTTATATTCTGGTGAACTAGTTAAATCTGATAATACTTTATAATTAATTTCTCCATACATCTTTTTCAACTTTGAATATTGCTCGTTTGATAATCTATATTTTTCTTTATCAATATTTAAAACTTTATCAATTGAATTGCTTGGTAATACTGATTTATCTAATGTTTCGTCATATAGTTTAGATATTTCTTTATTTGTCGGATTATTTTCATTGACTTTTTTACTGCTCCATGGAAATACTCCAGCATTCAATCCTTTTTCGATTATATTTCCTTCGTTTTCAACATCTTTTCCCCATATATCTGTTTTTGTAGGTAATGTCTGTCTTAATCCTGGTATTTTAGATTTTATTTGATTTCCTAAAGTGTCTAGTGCTTTTGGAAGTGGGTCACTTTCTGTCGATGTTGTACTTCTTTCCTTGTCATCAAAAGTCTTAGCCACTTGTCCTAAAACAGTTGGCACGAATTGTCCTACATAACTTTTAGTTGCATTTAGTCCTAAATTTTCTAATCCTTTATTTCCTGATGCATAACTTTGTAAAGTACTTGTTAATCCTGAAATCATACTCATTTCACTTAATGGGTTCATTGCTGTTGCCATAGAATTTAATATCTTAGTTGCAGATTTAGCAACTTCAGGAGTATTATTCTTTTCTCCTTTTTCTTTTACTTTTTGGCTGGCTAATTGATATAATTCTGAGCCCATAAAAAGAGGTATTCCTGTTGGAGCTAACCAATCTAAAGAATATGTCTTTTCTCCTACTTTTAGTGAGTAATTTTGCTTTCCTTGTGCTGATTCAAAATTATTTTTATCTTGATCATCACCACCACTTGCTTTTAATATTCCAGCTTCAGTTAAAGCATAACCTAACAATGCAATTCCTGTCCCAGTTAATCCTTTTGATATACCATCTATATATTCATGAACATTTATTTTCCCTTTTCTTAAATTAATTGAACCTCTTGTTAATGAATCCAATAATCCAACTGGAGAATATTGTATGCCTTCGGCTGCAACATTCATTGGAGTCTTTTTAAATGGTAATATAGCTCCAGTAGCAAACCTCGTTAAGTTATTTTTTCCTTCAAATTGACTTATTGCACTTGCAATTGCATTGTCTTGATGAAATGTTGCTTCTTCTGCTTGCTTAATTGCAAAGTTACGAGCTTTTGCTAATTGTGCATCAGTAATATTATCAACATCAATATTATTTGCTGTTATATATTGTGCCAACGCTTTAGGATACATTGCTTTTAATCCCCAACCATCTTCTGCTTCTAATGCCATATCATTGAATTCCATTAGTTTGCCGATGGTCTTGTTCATAAACTCTGATTTAAATACTTTTTGATTTTGCTCAATTCTTGATTTTGGATTATATTTATTCTCTGTTAATCCTAATCTATCTAATACATTTTCAATATCTGCTTTTGCGAATTCTTTAGTTTTCTTATCTGCTATCTTAGTAGTAAATTGCCTGTCGTCAGAATTTCGTAATACAATATCTTCAATAGTTCCTGCTAAGTGATTTTTAGCTTGTTGTATGTACCCCATAACCTTATTTCCAACAATGTTTCTTATATGCGTTCTTGGATTACCAAGCATAGCAAAATATCTCCAGCTATCTAATTTTTGCATTGTAGTCATTGGAACTTGTTGTCCTAATTGTTTATATACATTGTTTAATGCTTCTTCTTGATTAGTTGCTTGTAATATCTCTTGTTGCATTTCAGGTGTAAATTTAAATCGTTCTTTTACTTTAGTTTTTTCTAATTTATCATTTAATTTATCAATGCTTCTTTGAATCCATACAACTTGTCCTTCTGGTGTACTATGATTCAATATACTTAAAGCTTGTACTGTTCTACCCGCTTCAGTTCCTGCCATAGCACTTGTTTGTATTGCATCTTGTAATTTTGCTTTATCACCTACTTTTGAATAGTACTCTATCAATCTTTCACTTGTCGCTATATCTGTTGCTGTTATTCTATCTCCATTTCCTAGCTTTCCTTTTAATGTTTCTAAACTATTATCAACACCATTTGCTTCAATATTCATATCTGCTCTTTGTAATTGTTTTAAATTACTATCTGGTATGTAAGTATCAGAATTCATTAATTGCTTTGCTACTGCTTTAGCTTCTGCTGTAGTGTTTGAGCTTTCAATAACAGACCTATAAAATTGTCTACTTTTTTTATTATCTGTCGGTCTTTCCATTTGAGAATAATCTATTTCTTCTCCTGGAGTTGGTAAATTTATAGTTTCATTTTGTTTTATATCTTTTTTAGTTGGTAAATTTATTTGTTCTTTCTCTTGATTATCAAAATCTTCTTTGGTTGGCAATATTTTCTTTTCTTTTATATTCAAATCTTGCATATTTGTAGTAGTTTCATCAGATTTAAAGTTATTTTCTAAATATTCTTTCCCATTTGAACTATCAATGTTTTCTTGACTATTGACATTAGAGTTATCTTGTGGTATATTTTCTTTATGAGAGGTTCTGCCGTCTGATTTTTCAGACATAGATAAACTTGTTTTATCTAGGGCAGAGCCTCTTTTTATTTTAAAATTATCTATATCATAAGCAAAATTTCCATTTTTATCTTTTCTAACTACAAGTCTAGCTTCATAATTTTTATAGTCCACTATTTCTTGGTTTGTATTTCTGATAGGATATGTTAAATTGACACTATAATAATCAAATCCTTCTTTCCCTCTATTTGTTCCTTTATAATTATCTTTAGAAGCTTCTTTGTTTTCTCGTGCAATTTCAATTATTTCTCCATAATTTCCAGCTATTCTCTTTTTTAATAATGAGCTTTTATAATTATGATATCCATCATGAAGGAATTTTCCTATATCTCCTTTTTCAATTAAAATTTTTTTTGAATTTCCCTCATTTATATATTCTATCCCAAGCATATTTTCTAATGTTTTTTTTACATCTCTTTCAATTGGTTTATTTCCATTAATATCCTCAGAAATTATAGTTTCTTCTCCATTGTCTAATTTTCCTTTTAAATAATTTGTTTCACTATTTAGACTACTACTATTATTATAAGCATCAGTCCATTTATTATATAAATCCTCTATAAATTGATTTTGATTTGTATATCCTCTAAATTGATGCCATAAATATTTTATTTCATTGTATATTCTTTTGAAAAATCCTGGATTATCTTTTTGTATATGATTAATAAATTCTTGATTACCAAATAGTTGACCTGAAATATCTGCTAATGCTTCTTGATTTATTTGATTTTCGTTATATGTTCCTATTAATTTTTGTATTGCATTATCAAATTCAGGATTACTTTTTCTATATGTTTCAATCATTTTTAACATATCTTCATTGCCAATTGCATGTGTTAATTCATGTACTGCTATAAATTCTCCTGCTCTATTTGAATTAGGATTAATAGTTATCACACCGTCTTCATACTTGCCATTAATCATCTTTCCATCTTCAGTCGTACCTAAATCTTCTACTCTTATATCTATATTTTTATCTTCTACTATTTTTTCTAACATTTTTACATAGTTTTGAGTATCTTTGCTATTATTCCAATCAGTATTTTCAACTATGCTTTGTCTTAATTCATTTACTTTATCATTATTTGATTTTGCAAATTGGTACTTTTCATATTCACTATCATTATTGCTGTTTTCTTCAATTGAATTATTAGCAGTATTTTTGTTTTCTGATTCAACTCTTTTTATTTCTTCTAGCATATTTCTAGCATTATCTTCAGATTGCTCTATTTCTTTTGTTGTTAATTTAGGTGATAATAACTTGCCTTCATCATAATCTTTAGTTATTTTCTCTAACAACTCTTGCTTTTGAGTATCATTATAATCATTTTCTTTTATTTGATTATTATACTCATTTTCAATTGCTTTCTTTTTTATTAAGTCTTTTTGTTCTGTTTCTATCAATTGTTCATAGGTTTCAGTATCTGTTTTATTAAGACCTGTCATAAAATCTTGTCCATTTTTAGTAGTTGAATACATTCCTGGAGCTTGCATAATAGCTGATGATACAAAAGCACTAAGCATAGCTTCAGGAATATTTTGGTCTTTAATTAATTGTCCTAACCCTTCATCTTGCTTATATGTTAATTTTTGTGCAATTGCTTGACCGATTCCTCCTACTAATTCTTCTACTGATTCACCACCAGCCTTAACTCCATATTGAATTAGATTTTTAGCTAATGTAGAGCTTACTTTATTTGATAAACTTTTAGCTATTTTATCATCTAATCCTAAACCTGATTTACCATATCCTATGGCATCTGTCCATTTTCCTAGACCTGCGAACATAGCTTCTGTTCCCGCTTCTATTGCACCAGCTAAATGACCATATATTGCTGATTTCCCTCTTGCTTTTTTTCCTTCTTCACTATTTAAGTATTCTTCTATACCTGAATTATATCCGTCTTTAATAGCTTTATTATATTGTTCATTTAATGCTTCTACTTCTCCTGATCCTGAAGATGATATAAAAGTAGTTCCTGTTGTAGCTGCAGTTGCTGCTGCAGTACCTAATACTCCTGCTCCAGCACCTATTGCTGCTTGAAACCCCGTTCTTGATAATTGTTGAACAAAGTTTTGTCCCTTTTCTCCTAATAATGTATCTTTATCAGTAGCCTCTTTTATTGTTTTAGTTACTATATTATTGTCTGTATCATTTTGTAATACATTTTTTCTTATTCTATTAGCATTATCTTTATCTCCAGTTGCTTCTACAATATCTGCTATTCTATTTGATGTCCAATCAGATATGCCTTCACCTAATCTTGATACGCCCTTAATCATATTATTAAAAGTACTAACTGCTGTAGAGCCTAGTGTCTTTGCAATATCTCCAAATTGATAACCATCGCTAAAAGCTCCAGCTTGAAATATACTGTTATTTGCTCCACTTTGTTTTTCAAAATCTTCTCTTGTTGGCAAATTAATATTTTCATTTAATGTTTTTTGTTCTTCTTCTCTAACTTGTAAACTGTTATTATAAGCTGTATCGTCTAAACCTTGTAAATACTTTTTTCTTTCTTTTTCTGATAATTCACTTAAATTAAAAAAAGGCATTAATTTCTCCTTTCTAAACTATCTACTTGCTCCTATTCCATAAGATGCTAATAATGCTTCAGGAGTAGCATATGTTTTGCCAGTTCTTTTGTCTCGAAAAATGTTTTGTATTCCTGGTCCTTGTAGGACTTCCATATTATTTTTTAAAATGTTTTGAGCATTATTTTGAGCATTGTTTTGTATAGAATTTACAGAACTGGAACGTCCTCCTGAAGAGCTATTTGATCTTCTTCTTGCTATTGCTAATTGTTGTCTTTGCATTGATTCTGAAGCTTGATTATGTCTTCTTGTTTCTGCTAATCTTGCTCTTTCAAGTTCTAATTGTCTTCTGTATTGTTCTTTTTGTCTGTCATATTCTGCTTGCCATTGATTTGATTTTTCTCTATTTTTTCTAATTTCATTCAATGTATTAATTCCATATTGATAGTTACTAATTTGTCTATTTAAGTCTTCTGATATATTTTTATACATGTTTTGATATTTAGTATCATACAACTGTTGTAGTTGTGTTTCTCTTTGATTTCTATTTTCAATTAATGTATTTTTATATTGGAATCCTTGTAAACTATTTTGAGCCTTTTGCAAAGCTACATTGCTCCACAATTCTGCTAATGCAGTAGAATTAGTGTTTCTTGCATTTGTTATTTGTGCATTATAATCAACTAATGCATCATTCAGACTTTGTTTAGCTGTTGCTACTCTGTTTTGCCAAGTATTATAAGCATTGCTTTGATATGTTTCACTATAACCACTATTAGCTAATCCTCTTGAAGCTCTTAATTCTGCTTGAGCTCCGTATGGATTTATTGCATTTCTATAATCAATATAGCTACCTCTTTGCTCGTTTTGATAATTTCTTTCTGCTCTATCTTTTTGAGTATTTATATTATCTATTGTAGCTTGTGTTTGTTGATTCATTGCTTGCTCTCTTTTAGCATAGCCTTGGTCTAAAGCTTGATTTACATTATTATAATGACTATTTACATCATTTATTGTTTTATTATACTCAGCATTTGATTGTGATATTTTTTCTTGTCTTTCTCTTTCAATATTTGTTAGTCTACTATCATTGCTATCTATTTTAGTTTGACCATTATAAGAATTTACAAAGTTATTTCTTATATTATTTTCTAGACTTCTGATTTCATCAGAATCCCAAGCATTAGCCATATTTCCCTCCTTATCTCTTTACATATCCACCTACATAGCATTGAACAGTAAAATCATACAATCTTAATGTTTTGTCACTTTCAAACTTAAATTGTATTGTTTTCCATTTTTTCTTCTTTATTTTAGGCACTATGTATCCTTTTACATTAAGATATTCATTTATTAATTCCCATTCTGTGTTATCTAACCTTGTATATATTTTTACTTTTTCACCATCTAAGTTTAATATTGATCCTTTTTTGTTTGTAACTTTTTGACTTACTGGATTTTCAAAAAAATCTTTGCAAGTACTCCAATATGACAAAAATTCTTCATCAGATTCTTCTGAGAATGTCGAAATAGCTCCGTTTTCAAAACATATATATATTTTGTCATTTAATACTGTTGCGTAGCTTATTTTGTCTTTAAATTTCCAATAATACCATTCATATTCATTATGAGTAATATTATTCCATTGTTGCCTTGAATCAGCTAAATAACAATGATTATCAATAAATATTAATAAGTATCCTTGCCATTCTACTATAATTGGATTTTTATAGTTGTTTTCTTGTAACATTTTTGAATCTATCAAAGAACTTCTATGTCCTGTTATCTGTTCCATATCATTAATTGTAGAACTCGTTATTCCTTCTAATCCATAATCACTAAAGAAACATATATCATCATTAAAATTAATAGCTGTACTTATACAACCTAAACTAATATTACTGTGTTGACTAGGGTATTGAACATCTGATGTATAATCTACTTCTGTACCTTTATCCGCTTCTGTTTTAGTATTTAATGCATTAGCTCCCATAATACTTGGAACATGATAAAATATACTTTGTTGACTCTGAGTTGGTTCTTTAAATACCCAAAGTTTCCCTCCACCAGCCGATAATGCTTTGATCAATGCACCATCCATTCCTTCTTGCAATGCTGAATTGTCTGGAATATATGTTGGGTCATTTAACTCGGAATAAAATAAAGTATTTGGATAATCTTCATTTCCTGCAAAAAATATATGATTATCAAATACTTCTAAAACATTACATTTTTCAATTCTATTTCTATGTCCTTCAACGTCTTTAGCAAAAGTAATAATTACATTTTCTTCTCCATCTGTATAAGTTGCTGCTGGAGCTTTTTGAAATGTTATAAATCCTTGTTGTGGATGCTCTGTAAAGTTGCTCACTATACTCCCATTTACTGTTACACTTACGCTACCTGGTCTGAATGAAGGTACATCTAAATAATAGTCTGTTGATTTACCATCACTAATAAATCCATTTTTTCTGTATGGCGTTAATAGATTTATTGGTAAGAATGGTTTACCTCCACCTTCTGGCTTTCTAGCGATACTTGTTTCAGGTATATATCCTTCCACCTCTTTTAAATTACTTCCATCATACTGATAATACTTTAATCCATCTTTTATGTATAAAATTGAATTAAAAATAAAAGATTGTGATTTAAATGGATTCATTCCTATTTCTTTTATAGTTCTTTTTGTGTTATCTCTCATATTGATATCAATTAGTTTTGTATCTACATGAACTATACAATGTTGAATATTCGCTACCTTTAAAAAATGCATTCCGTAGATTTTTCCATCTAACTTGTACAACTCTTTTATTCCTGGTCTACTAGAAATACATTTCCCGAGTTCTTTATAGTTTTTCCATATATTTATAGATTCAGGAGAACGATAAGCTGATACATTGTTGTTTGAGAAATCAACTCCTAAAAAATCACTATATCTTCTTGTAACTAAATCTCCACTTGCCATAATTAATCAACTCCATCCTCAATATAAAATGTTCCTTGTGTTGCTCTAGGATCTAAACCGTTCTTTAATTCTTCATATCTAGCTTTAAAATATGCACCATAATTGCTACTAACATCATTAATTAATACTTGATATGCAACGCCAAATTCTAAAGCGTCTAATGTTTGATTATCCATATTAATTTTAAATGAATCTTCTGTATCTGAATTAATCTGCTTCAAAAATCTATAATAATATATCTTAACATTTCCTTTTTCTAAAAATGTTACATATTGGTCTACTATTTTATAAGAGACTCCTTCTATTTTTTTTAATAATCTAAAGTTATCTAAATCTTCTAATAAATTAATTTCATCTCCAGCTTCAACACTCATCTCTTCCATAGTTACGTGAGATGTTAACTTATCAAGCTCATTCATTATGATGTTTGTTGATATATTAAATTTGTTTTTATAGTCATCATCAGATGTATAACCAATTGCATTTGGCTCATATTCTTCTATTAATCTATAAACATCTTGTTTTACTTCTGCTAATGTTTTAGCCATATTTATTCTCCTAAATCATTTTTATCAAATTTATAATTTTCATCTTTGTAATCTGTTCCTTGAATATCTTCAATTGCTTCTAAATCATTTTTTGCTTCTGCTACTGATATAACTTGATATTCTGGTAACACATATCCCTTTTCATCTATCCAAATTAATCTAGTTCCTTCTTTTAACTCTATTGATATTTTTGAATTTTCTTTTATCTTCATTCCATCTATTTCTTTTTCGTCTACTATTGTTGTTGTAAATACATTATTCTTTATTGTTTGATGAACTTTTCCATCATTTGTTACATCATCAATATCAGTATCTTTATTCACTACTAATCCTAAAAATTGATAATATTGTGGTTTAATCATAAACCTTATAAGTTCTTTTTGTGGTTTTTTACCTTTCATCTTTACCTCCTAAAATAAATACTAACCAATCTTCTTCATTTGAAAACTGGTTACTGTTCATTTTTTATATAAAAATAAGGGAGAGTCTCCTCTCCCTTAAATTAAGCTGTTTTCTCTTTAATAGCATACATTTCTTTTGGTCTTATTACTTTAGTACCAAAAACATATAAAGCTCTTACATAATCGGCAAATTGTCCTTCTAATCTTCCAGCTTCTGTTTTTTCTACTGTTCCAGCAAATGCTACTGCTTTTCCTGTTCTTATAAAATTAAATTTAATTTTATTTGTTGTGTCCACTGGTAGTAAATTTTCGATACATACTTGTACATTATTGTATATTCCTACAATTCCTTCTTTTGCTAATTCAACGTTGTTTGTTAAATCTACAAATAAGCCTTGTTTGATACATTTGTAGTATCCTGGTGAAAATTCTCCCCATAGTTTTTCTGTTGGTGCAACATTATTTTCTTGTAAAACTTGAACGCCATCATCAATTCTTGTTAAGGCGTTTGCTTTAGAAACTGGTGTAGCTGCAGCTTCTTGAGGTACAGTTAATGTTTCAGATGTTCCTGCATTATTTGTAATCGTAACACCTGCTGTAACTGCATCTTTCATTTTATTTGCTATCTCTATGTTAACTTGGTCTGCTAACGCTTTTGCCATTTCTTTTGTTGCATTTTCCATAACTCCAGGAATTGATTGTGCTCTATCAACATCATCAAATTTTTGTGTTGCATATTTATAAATATTAATATTCAAATCTTGTGAAATTCCACCAACGCTTTCATAATTAATATTTGTTCCAGGAACATAGTTACCTACTGAAGGTCTTACTGAACCTGTTATTTTTAAAACATTTCCACCTTTAACTTCTCCTTCATATGAGAAATCACTGTGATTTTTTAAGCCTGTTAATGTATCTAATACATTGTTTATTTGTTTAGACCATAAAGCTTGTTTAAATACTGCTACTGCCATATTTATTTCCTCCTATAATTAAATCCATTTTTCTTTTGATTTCATTACAGCTTCCCAAATTTTAGGATTATTTAATTGTTCTTCAGTAAGTTTGTCAACCTCATCTGAACTATAATATTCTTTAATACCATCGTCAGCTTTTACTGATTTCACACTTCCAATTGTTCCTTTATTTTCTTTTGGCTGTAATTTATCATACAATTCATAGATGTCTTTAAGTTCTTGATTTGAATTAAATTTTGATTTGAACTTTTTAAAGTCATCTGAATTTAACACATCTTTATTCACCCCGATACTCTCTAATTGCATTTCATCTTCAATTGATTTTCTTTTTTCTGCTAATTTTAAGTACATTAGTTTTTCTCTTTGTGTTAAATTATCTTCCCCAATTTCAACCATTTCATCAGTTGTACTTTTTATTTCGTCATACCCTAAAGAAATAATTTTATTGGCTTCTGCTTCTGCTAAAATTTTTTCATCTTCCTCGCTATACTTAGTTGGCTCTGGTATATTAATTCCTTGTTCTGTATAAAACTGCTTTGTTTTTTCAACTAGTTCATTAATATCACTTGTTCCTAATCCAACTTTTAAAGTATCTACAATTGGAGCATACTTTCTAGCTTCTGCTTTTTTTGCTCTTTCAACTCTTTCTTGAATTATTTTATTCATCATAGTTTTTTGAGCTTCTGTAAACTCAACCTTATCACTTTTGTTTTCAGCTTCATTTACTACCTCTGTTTGTTCTGATGTTTGAGTTTCATCCTTTTCATCTGTAGTTGTATCTACAACATTTAATTCTTCATCTTCCATTTTAATACCTCCGTTTTAAGTCCGTTTGACTATATTCCCATCATCTTTTTTTGACATAAGTGTTTTGGTCAATTATTATTCATTCTCAAATTCTGCTAAAGCATCTTCATATGCCTGTCTATCTGCATCTTTTAATATTTCATCGTCATCTATATTCATACCTGCAGCATTCTCTCCAACTTGTTGTGCCTGCATATCTATATATTGATTTGCTTGTTGTGTCATCAAATTTGTTTGTGCTTGTAATTGTTGGATATATAATTGTTGTTCTTTCACTTTTTTACATATATCTAAAATCTTTTGCTTTGGCATTGTAGATTTTTCAGGTAAACTTTCTGCATAAAGCTGCAACTGGTCTATTTTTTCTGGAGAAAACCAACCTTCTTTTAATAAGTTTTCTAAAGATAATTCTTGAGCGTATTGATCATATGCACTCATTGGAGTAACTTCAATTGTTACGCTTGCTTTTAATTTTTTTATACTAGCTTTATCAACTTTTATGTTATAAAGTTGTTTTTTACCTGTTCTTGGGTCTGTTTCTTCATCTTGTAATATCATTCCATTACTATAATTAATGATTTCATCAATCCAATTTAAAGCGATTTGTTCAATACAATCTTTTAATTGTTGAACTTGATTATTAAGTGTTTGCCTAGAAGCATTTTGAACTGCTAATATAGCTTTTCCTGATGCATCTTCTGGATTTATTGAACCAGTAGATATATCACCAGCATTTTGCAAGTTTCTTGATAAATCAATCAAATCACTTTGTAGCCTATCAACGTCAGTACTCATTTGTGCTGGATTAGTCATTTGAAATACATTACTTACACTCTCAGTAGTTCCTGTTACTTTTATAATTCCACCAACTCTGTTTAATTCTTGTGGATTTTGAACATTATCTATATTTACGACTTTTTGAGGATATGCTGTATTTTTAGTAACTACTGCTCTCCTCATCAGTATTTTATTTACTTCAATTTGATTCGGAATTAAGTTTCTAACAACTCCTTCTCCTCTTGCACAACCTTTTTTTTCTGACCAAACCATATGTGCTATAGGATAGCGTTTCATTCCAGTATTAATATCTTCTTCTAATTGAACTAATTGTGTTGCTTTGCTAAAATGAACTATTTCATCTTCTTTCCACATTTTTATAACAATTGTACAAGCTTCATCTTTTTCATATTCACCATTATCGCCAACGTTATAAAGATTATCATTGTCTCCTAATATCTGATTGACTTTTTCTTCACTTAAACCTCTATTTTTTGCCATTTCTCTAACAGTCACCACAGGTACTCTTTGTCTTATTAAAATATAAGGTTGGCTTTGAATATCTGAAGAATTTTCATTCCCATAAAAAATATCTGTTTTTTCAATTAATTCATTTTTGATTTCTTCTTTTTCTTTATCCCAATAAGAATAAATAACACCTTCATCGTTTACTGCTGAATCTATTGTCAACTGCCTAATTAAGGAGTCCATTTTACTTCTTTTCCATATTCTATTCGCTTTTAAATTTAATAATCTACACAATTTATCTGCTACAGGTTTGAATTTTTCATCTTCAAAATTCTCACTAGAATAAACTATTCCCCAATTATTTTGATTTATTACTGCAACTTTATAATCAATAATTGTTTGTATAAAATTTAATTGTACTGGTTCAACATCTTTTATCTTTAATCCTGCCCACTGGTCTCCATTATAAAATCTATAATTTTTATTAGTGTCTTCATAAAAATTAAATAAATACATATGCTGAATTGCTTTTTGATATAATTCCCATTCTCTTGTTTTTTGTACTTCTTTTAAATCTAGCATATTTCACCTCCTTTTATTTAAAATCTTTCTGTCCTTTTGATGTTCCATCATATGCGTTGATATTTTCTAACATTATTTCTGAATTTGTTTTTTCTATTTGCTGTTCTTTCTTTTCTTTTATTAATTCCTTTTTCTCTTGAATATACTCAATTGGCGTCTTTATTTTTTCATTCTTCGCTATTTTTGAGCAAAAATAAAACATTAGTATAAAACTAATGTTATTTAAAAGTATTATTCCTATAATTTCTAAAATCATATTACTTGTATTTCATCTCCTATTTCTCCATATTTTGCTGAATCTAAAAGATTATAATGTGGTGTTACTATTGCTTCTTGATTATATGTAACATCTTGAACTATTCTTAATGCTATCGCTAACCCCATAACTAAATCATCGTGTGCTCCTTGTTGGGCTTCTGGTCTTCCCGCTTCATTAGTAATAAACTGCAGCATTTCACTTAATGTTTCTCTATCATTTATGGATTCTGAATGTTCTCTCACAAATTGTTTTAAATAACTTATTATTGCTGGCCTTGTCTTTAGGTCTGTCCTAAATCCATATTCTTTATATGTTTTTTGAGCAATTTTCTCTTCTTGTTTTCTTATATATTGATTTTGATAGCCCAATCTTGATAATTCTCTTACTGGGAACTTATCAAAGTTATTTTCTATTCCGATTAACGCTTTATTATAATACATTCCTAAACAATACATTTGTTTAGCATACAAATCTGGATCTAGTTGTTTCTTAAATACTGCACATTGTTTTAATGTTTTAGCATTTATTACATGTGCCGTAAAATAATCTGAGCCCTCTCCAGCAGTATCACCACCAATTGCATATTTAACTATCTCAGGTGTGTTTGGCATTTCATATATCTTTATATATCCTTTTTCATCTTCTTGCCATTTTATATTGCTTATTTTGTATTCTTTATATGATTGTCCATTATATGGATTCAAAGCTCCATATTTTGGTTTAGTGTCATCATATTCATAAGTAAAGTATCCAGTTCTAATAGGCTTATTTATTTCTTGTAATCTATTATTAATAACTTCTGTATCAAAAACGCAATTACCTGTACTCAAAAATGCTTCTTCAGGACTGATAGGATATTCTTGTTTGAACTTTTTAATATCACCACCACAATTGTTTCTAATACACCATCTTCTCCATTCAAGCTGTTCATTTGTTAGATTGAATATTGTTTTTATTCTTTTTTCTTCATCATCCAATTCAAAACCTGTGTATGGCATTTGGTATTCTTCTAATTCATTCCAGCCAATAAAAAATGGAATAAAATCAGTTTCATTATTTACTGCTTTATCCCATAATTCTTTAAAATGGTCATATCCATTTGCCGTAGATTCTATTACTACCATACTTTGAGAATTGTTTGGAACTGTTTGCATTAATGATATATATGCTTCCTTTTTATTACATTGCCAGAATGCGTATTCTGATAAATGTAAAAAGTTATATGTCCCAGAACGACCTGAGCCTTCTCCAGCTGTCATACAAGTGATTTTACTATTTAAGCCTTTATTTTCTTTATTGTTGAATATTATTTCTTGAGCGTTTCTATTTAATGTTTTGGGTTTTATAGCCTCTGGTAAATTATCATAATATAGTTTTGACATGCTAAATAAGTTATTTGTTGCTTTAGATTCATGTGCTATTATTCCAGCTGTAACATTATGTTTTGTCGCTGTTTCTTTAAATAATATCGCTTCTGTTAATGTACTAAATCCCATTTGTCTAGCCTTTAGAATAATTATTCTAACTGGTTTCTTTAATTTTTTCTGTTTTTTTATTTCCTCATATAACTTATTTTGAGGTTCATTCAATATAAATGGTACTATCTTTGAATTTTTGTTACGAATCTTTAAAAATTCTTCTATATACTTTTTAGTATTAATATTCATCTGTATCTTCTATCTTTTTTATATAGTCTTCATAACTCATTTCAATGTTAGTACTTTCTATTTGTTCTTTTGGCTTTTCACCTATCGTATCTCTGATCACTTCAAAAGCTTTCGTATCTCCGTTTAATGCTCTCTCAAATATTGCAATTGACATTCTTCTGTTATTATCACCTTCGCTCAATAGCAATAATAATTCTTCTTTTAGTTTTTTTCTTTCTCTTCTAGCTTCTCCACTTTTTATTCCACCTTTTTTTGTCATTTCTCGGAGTTCATCCGGAGTTCGTTTTGAATTTGGCTTTAAGTTTTCTATTCCTTTATTAGCTATTTTTCATCACCTACTTTTTTAAATTTATTTATAATATCATTATTGAAAAAATCAGATAATTCATTTAAATAAATATACATATCATATTTGTTTATAGAGCCTATTTTCTTTATTAGCTGTTTTTCTTCAATTTTTATTGGTACTTCTATTCTTATATATGATTTTTTCTTTAATCCTAAGTCATCCCAATTTTTTATTTCTTTATTGTGTTTATTATTTTGACTGCTAATTTTCATTCCTAAATAATCTTGACTATTTTCAATAATAAAACCATGTCCATCATCGATGATCAAACACGGTCTTTTTTTTATTATTATATTCAATTCTTTTGTTTTAGAGATTTCTGGTATTAATGCTAACCAAATCTCACCAACTTTCGCTTTTTTTCTCATTTTCTTTTTTCCTTTTTATATTCACAGCATTTGATTGTTCCATCTACGCACTTTCTAATCTCGCACCCTTCAAAACTGCTGTTGTAATGCTCGCAGAATGGACACATCATGTCTTTATATATTTCGATTTCTTCTATCTTTTGCATAATTTCCTCCATAATAAAAAACAGTCCATTTCTGAACTGCTTTGATTACTATAACTAAATTTATTCTACGATACTATTATATTATATAAATACTGCACTTTACTGCACTCTTTTATTATTTCTTAAATTTATAACTTTTTAATAACTCTCTTGTTCCATCTTTTGTTATTCCACAAGAGCCGTTAATTACTCTAACATACTCTTTTGTTTCATTATTCATATTTGTTCCAATTGCTTTTTCTAATTTATCTGATAATACAACGGAAATAATTATAGTTGCAATTATAAACATATAAATAATAAGTTCAATATTGTCTTTCATCTTTCTTTTCCTCCTTCTAATTTTTCTAATCCGCTTCTAATAATTTTATATACTGCTCTCTCGCTGTAATTTCGTTTTCTAGCAATTTGATATGCTCTTAATCCAACTATATATCTATCACTTAAAATTGTTTTTTGGATAGGCTCTAGCGTTTCTAGTGCTATTATTACTTTATTAAGTTTATTTTGCTTTTCTGTTAGTATATCAATCAATTCTGTGTACTTATCCATTAGCTCTTCTAAAGCATAATTAACTTTATTTAAAGCTTTAGGCATTCCATCAAAGTTAGGTGATTTTAAACTATAAGCTTGCTCTCTTAATTCTTCATACTTCAATAACTGTGACTTAATCCATTCCTGGCTAAATCTGTAATGTTTTAATTCTTCAACAACATCAAACTCCATTCACACTCTCCTTACCAAACATCATAACCAAACACTGGTTTTATTTCAATTTCTATCCTTGGTCGCTCTTTATCGTATAAAACTAAACTACCATCGTGGCTAGTAACTATGTTTCTATTATCGTCTTTTATAACTCCAGCCTTTACAAGCATATCATCTAATGCACTTAATAAGTTTGTTATATCTACTTTTCTTTTTGTGGGCATATAAAATACTGCTTTTATATTTATAGGTTTATCAATACATAATTGCTTTATTTTATTATCGATTTTATATATGCACTCTTCTTCAAACTCTTTGTATTGTTTTGAAGGGAGCAGAGCTAGTCTACTTCCCATTTTTACAATTCTGCTGCTGTTCTTTTTAGTTCTTGGTATTACATCTATTACAAAACTTATTGTATTCATTTATACCTCCACATAATAAATATTTATATTATTACCACTTTTACCTGTTTTCTGTTTCGTATGTAATATTTGTTTATATTCATTCTTTCTTCTTGAATTATGACCTCTGATTATTCCTGGTATTTTTTCTATACTTCCAATATTCAAATCTTGGCAAATTTGTTTTCCTGTTTTACTAGGATTTTTAATTAAGTAATTATATATTTTTTCACCTAAAGTCTCTTTGTTCTCTTTAGCTTTTTTAATCTGTTCTTTTTCTTTTTTTATATTTCTATCTTCACAATAAAATATATTATTGTTTATATTTTGTTTTATTAATATTTCTTTAGCTTTTTTATTAAATTCTGCTAACTGCTGTAGTGTGAATGTTGTTTTTATTTTTGTTTTTGGGTCTTCAAATAAATATAAATTATTTATTCTTTTTATAAAATTTAATTTTCTGTTATGGTATTTAGGTGTCTTCATTTGTATTCTCCTTTTAAATCTTAAAATTATATTTTTATTAAAAATCATCATCATTATTAAAATTAATACTGTTTAAATTTGTATAGCTTAAAGATACATTTTTTAATTGAACGCAAATGAAGTGAACTCTCTCTAAATCTGAATAACATAAATTCGTTTTATCTAATAAAGCAAATCTTAAAGTTGCATCTGCTAAATTTGAAAAACGCAAATCTGCATTTTTTAAATCTGAATAATTGAACTTAACATTGCTTAAATCTGCATACCTTAAATTTGCATTTTTTAATTTAGCTCTATTAAAATTGGCACCAAATAAGTATGCATGATTTAAATTAGCCGAATCTAAATCAGTATTTTCAAAATTAGTTTCTTTAGCAATTATATGTTCTAAGTTTGCATCCATTAAATTAGCATTATTTAAATAAGCATTGCTTAAATTTGCATTGCTTAAATCAGCTTTGATTAAATCAGCAAAATCTAAATCTGCATTGTTCAATTTAGCAGCTTTCAAATTCGCACCAGATAAATTTGCATTGCTTAAATCAGCAGAAGTTAAATTAATACTTCTTTTTACTGCTTCTTCCACTGTCTTTTTTATCGTGTTATTATCACATTCATATTCAAAAATCACTTCATTAGTATATCTACTCTTTATTTTTATTTTATTCATTATTATTGCTCCTTTTAAAATTTTTTTAATTATTTTTATTTTTATTTGAACTTGAAAATACATTTTTTAAAATCATTAAAATAAATAATACTCCAAGTACTCTTAAAAAATTCCATTTAAAATTAATTGTAAAAAATACAATAAGAAACGCTTCTATACCCCATATTATTAATGTCAAAATTGAAACTAATATTATAAATATTATAAAAAAAGCTATCATGCTCATTATTTCTTTCATCTCAATTTTCCTTTTATTTTTTAATCAATCCTGTATGATGCAAAATAATTTTTTCATTTTTTTGTGAATCTTCTAACTTTTCAATTCTGCGTTCCAATATTCTTATGTACTTTTCCATTATCTCTCTTTGTTCACACATAAGTGTAAAGTCTATAGCTCTTAGTTTTGTATTTCCTATTAAAAATAACCTTAAATTAGTATATCTTTCTTTTAATTGATTATATTCTTCAAGTAATCTCTTCCTGTAACCATTGTTTCCATTTTTATTCATCTAAATAATTCCTCCCTATCAATTTTATAAACTCTTCTCGACTGTGCGTCTTCTCGTATTCTTTTTGGTATAGCCTTTTTAATATTAAGTCGTTTTGTATGTTGAAATGTACTGCTTCATTACTACCATTATGATGATAAGTACACAGCCCAACACAGAATCCGTTTTTTATACTTGTTTGCCTGTTGACTCCAAAGTAAACTTCATGTATAGCCTCTCTAGGCTTGCCACAGAAGTAGCAAGTTCCTAGATTGTTTAATATACTATATCTTTTCATCTTATCTCCTTCTTATAATTTCATCTACCAACTTTTTAATATGTACTCTTTTCCATCTTTACTTTCACATTTCAATTTTCCATTTTTAATCTTTTCCCCAATATAACTATTACCCCTATTCAAAAATCTACTTGCTTCACTATATGATCTAAATTTATATTTTTTGTCTTCGCATTGTAATACACATTCTTTTTGATTTTTATTATATTGACCATGAGTAAACCCATACTTAATATTTTCACTTAATGTTAACCATTCTAAATTTTCTATATTGTTATTTAATCTATTTCCGTCTTTATGATTAACTGTCAATTTAGTATTAATATCAGTATTTGTGAAATTTGATAAAACTAACCTTGCTACTAAAAAATCTTTTTCTTTTCCATTTTTCCACAAGCTAACTCTGTATCCTGTTCCTTGTCCTGCTCTTTTTGATGAAATAGAAGGTTTAAATTTTAAATTTCTATTTTTCCATTTTCTTTTTCCATGTTTTTCAGTATATGTTATCTTATTATAAGTTCTAACATTTCCTAAATTGCTTACTTGATATCCTTCATAGCCTTTAATATCTTTCCAGATTTCATTATTAGAATGGCAATTGTTCAAAATCGTCAACTCCTATCACTTCTTCTGTTGTAGCTGTTTCATTCTTCTTAAAATCTATTAAATGAACTCCTTCAACAACCACCTCTGTTACATATCTATTTGTTCCATCGTTTGCTTGATATGTTCTGTTTTCAACTCTTCCCTCTATTGCTATTTGAGAACCTTTTGATGTATATGTTTGTATTGTTTTTGCTAAATTTCCCCACGCTATACACTTAAAAAAGTCTGTATCGTATTCTCCATTTGCATTTTTATAGTTCCTGTTCACTGCTAAATCAAAACTTCCTACTTCTTTTTGATTTTGTGTGTATCGTATTTCTATATCTTTGGTCATTCTGCCTACTAAGATTATTTTATTAATAAGTCATCACTCCCTTCTTTCTATTTGTTTTTCTATTAATTTCTAATTTATTCATCTGTTTTCTCCATTCCAGTATAAAAAGAACTCTCTAATAAAAATTTAACTAATTCTCTGTTCCTTCCTCTTTTTTCTAAGTCCTTTTTTATATCCTCGGCAAGTGATGAAAGTGCTAATAACATTCCAGCAATATTTCCTTCACCTTCTGTTTCACATTTACTTCCTCTAACTTTTAATTTCAATTCTGCATGTGCTCCAGGTATTAATTCATTTAACTTTTCTAATGCTTCTTTTTCTAATTTCCCCATTCTTCCTCCATTCCTTTTAAAAAAATAAATTCTAAAATTTCTTTTGTTTGTTCTTCATCTACCCCAAGTCTTCTAATATTTTTACGTACTGATTGAATAATTTTTTTAGTAGCCTCTAGTATTCCTATCATATCCCCTTCTATAGTTATGTTTCCTTTTTTCCTTTGATTTCTACATTAATTGTTGCTCTTTTGCCTTTTTCTACCGATTTCATTAATTCTTTCAATAATTCTCCCATTTTCTATCTCCACTCTTCTTTTAATTGTTTTATATATTCTTCAGGCATTGTTTCTATTTCTAATGCCTTGCATTCATCTATAACGCCATCAATTAATCGTGACATTTGTTTTGTATCCATCTCTGAGCTTCCTAAATATATTTTATAGTGCGTATAACTTTGCCCTCTTAAATCTGATTTTCCAGCCTCTTCATAGTACTTAAAAAATCCATTTACATTTATTTCACTTTTTACACTAACTAATTGACACTCGCTGTATCTTTTAAGCATTGATATATATACTTCTTCTGCCGTACTTTTTATTGCAATTGCTAGCTTATTCACTAGCAACCACAATAAATTATTTGCATTCAAACTTCTTTTTTGTTTATATTCTTTTAATTCATATATTTTTTGTTCATCATCTGAATTAATAAGCTTATGTAAGATTTCTTTTTTACTTCCTATCACTAAATTTTGCATACCTCCTTAATCTCTTTTGTAACATTTGTTAGTTGTTCTAAGTTCATTTCATCTATATTCTTTATATTGTATTTTTCTAATGTTATCTGAATTAAATCTTGACTAACATTGTTAGTTTCTAGCCACTTTTTAAAACCTTCTATTTTCTCTTTTAAGTCAATTTGAGGTGCTGGACTAGTACTTTTATTACTTGAAGTGCTTTTGCCTGTAATATTGTCAAATAAATCATTTTCTGTAATATCAAACGCATTCATATACAAGTATCTTCTTAGATATGTTTGAGTTCCTCCTAATGCTTGAATTTTATTGCAACCTTTCAATTCTAACTCTTCTGTTGGCGTTATATATTCAACTTTTACATTTGTATCATCTGCATCAATTATTGTTAGTGTTCCGTTTGTTTCGTTAAAATTTATTTGTGTAAATAAATTGTATTTGTTGCATAATTTTATTATTTGAGGTAGAAAATCTGACAACTCGTAATAACTAAAATTAGCGAATTTATTTAATCCTGATTTTTTTAAATTCAATTCAAGCAGCTCTTCTTTTATTGCTTGAATTTTTTGATATATATTTATTTTATTTTCCATTTTATTCTCCTATTTTTTCAAATTCTTTTTTTATTTTATTTATAAAGTATATTTGACCTTTCCCTGTCACTTTTGAAGTAAAGTGAGTTGTTATTATTCCGTTTCCGTGTGTTATTGATGTTTCTTTTACTTCAAATAATCCTTGTTCCATTGCTTTTTGCGTTGGTGTATTACCATTCTTTGATTGCTTTATTAAATAACCATTTCTTCTTAACCACTCAAAAACTCTTTTTTCTCCAACTTCAATGCCATTTTGTTTTAGTAACTTTGCTAAATCCCTAATCAAAATTGATGTTTGGCTTGTAGATACTGCATCAGCAAATACTACTTTTGGTCTTTGTTCTTCTAATAATAATCTGTGCTGTTCTACTTGTTCTTCTGCTATTCTTCTTGCTTCTTTTTCTTCTTTTAATTTGCTCGCTACTTGAATTAATAAATCGGGGTTATTAATCAATTCATCAGTTGCATACATTCCGTGTTTTCTTATTTTAGGTAGTACTTCACTTGTTACCCAGTCTTGAAACTTTTCCGCTTCTGCTTTTCTACTTTGAAATATGCATTTGTACAAGTTAGGTTCATCTATAAAGTTCATTATGTAACTTCTTGTACTACCAAACCCAGTATTATCAGACACCTCATTTGAAATGACCCCTCTTTCTTTCAATCTTGTTTTTACCTGGCTAGGATTGCCTAATTCTAATATTTTACATACATCAGCTAATGCAAAATATGGTTCATTGTTTATTAGTTTAGTTCTTACTTCGTTGTCATTAAATTTAAACACTTCTAATTCATTCATCTTTCGTTCCTCCTATACGCTTTCTATTCTTAGACTATATTTTTCAGTATTAATAACTGTTCCAGGTATTACTTCCCCTGTTTCTTTAAAATGATTTTTTATTGCTGTTTTATCTATGTTTGTCTTTATTACTTCTTTTTTAAATTCTTCTGGTATTATGTTTTCATTTAAAATTTCTACACTAATTGGATTTTTTCTGATTGCTAGTTTCCCAATATTTGTAGTAACTTTTTCAATTCCTAGTCTATCCATATTGTTTAAAACTTGTTCTTTAAATTTATCTGTTTTGTTTTTTAGTTTCTTTTTCATTTCTGTTAATCTATCTATTTCATCATCAATCGCTTTTGCTAATGCTTCATTGTTTTGCATATAAGCTATTATTCCATTTGATTGATTGATTAGTTCTTTTTCAACTTCTTGACTTAATAAACTTTGTTCTTCTTCTGTTAGTTCCCCATTTTCTGTTTTATCCATTAAATCTATTATTTTATTTGTAATGTTATATAGTGTATTCATATATACTCCTTTACTTTTTTAATAAAATGTTCTATACTCAAGTTGTATACTTTTTATATGTTCTTGATAGATTGATTTAGCGTTCTTCTATCAAGTTCTTTTTTTATTTCATCGCAAACTTCCATTATTTTTCTTTTAGCAAATTCGGAATTTCCGTATTTATTACAAGTTAGTAATGTTTCTATTAACTCAATTTTTTCTTTTATATCCATTTTTGCCTCCTTTTCTTTTGATTTATGCGTCTTTTTCTCAAAAAACCTATTTTTCTTGTTCTTTTTTTAGCTTTTTCTCTCATCATCACCTCCTAAAATCCTTTTTTACTTCTTTTTCTACCGCTTCTCGTACAATTTGGTTGTAATCAATCTTCATTAGCCAAAATCCTAAAGCTCTTTTACTTATTCTATTTATTCTAGTATCAGGAACTTTTGGAAAGTCTGTTCTTTTAAACCATTCGTAAACTGTACACAGTCCAACTCCTGTTTCTCTGCTGACTTCTTGTGGATTTAATAGTTTTATTTCTTCTGTTTCTTCCATTTTTACCTCCTCTCTATTATTTTACTTTTACAAACGTTCTCTATATGCTTAAATTTTCAAAATAGCCTTATCAAATTTTTATTTTTATATTGAAATAATATAAGTTGTTGCTTTAATTGTTTTTTACCTTAAAATCGATTTTAAAGCGTTTTAAATATATTTTTCTAAATTTTGTGATTTTAGGTACTCTTCTCTAATCTGTTCATATATATATTCTTCATACTCTAAATCGATTAGTTCTAGTTCTAATTCATCTAAATAATCCATTTATGTCTCCTTTCTAATTCAAAAATTGAATTCCTGCGTTGCCACTTAAAAAGTTATTTAAGTATTTTTGTGATTCAGGTAACATCATTCTTATGCTTTTTGCTCTTTCCTTGATTACTTTAATTTGTTTTAGAAATATTCCTTTTTCGACTGAGTTAATAGTAGAGCTTTCCATCATTCCGAGTTCATTTATTCTGTTTGGATTGTTACCTAAATATGTTTTAATTGCTTCAGGTAATGCGTCAAACTCTCTTCTATCGCCATAATATCCTCTTTGAATTGCCTTTTTGTATATTTCCCATAATTCTGATTCAGTTTCTTCATAAGGTTGTGTTAGTTCATCTATCTTATTCTTTATATCTGCAATTGTTGGTGGATAGTTTTGATGTTGTATTAATTCTTTTATCGCAGTTGCGACTAAATTTGAGTCATTGTTTCCAAACATTTCTGTGTATAAATTCACTGTTGTTTCTGCGTCTTTTTTGCTCATATCCTTGTAGAAGTTCGGATAACTTGCTTTTAATATGCTTAATATCTTTATTGTGTCTTCTCTAGTCATTTAAAATATTCCTTCCTCCTTTCCTATTTCGTAAAAAATATTGTTACTTTTCTGTCTGTTCTCGTATTTACCTTCCAAAATTTGCATTGCTTTATCGCTTCTTGTAACAAAATCAAAATCTGCTTTCCAGTTTCTGTCGTTTTCGCCTATTAAAAAATTTGACTGATTAGCTTTTATGCATATTTCTCTAAATACTTCTTCATTTATCTTTTCTTTTAAGCATTTATTAACTGCTACTTTTCTTTTTTCTGTGATTTTTAAACATTTAGGTAAATTAGTGCATTCCTCGTTGTAAATATTCAAAAAGTTATTAAAAACTTCTTTTTTGTTTTCAGTTGGAATAGGGCTAGCGATAGCTAGTGAGTCGTTAGACGATATTTTGTCGGTTTCAAGCGACATTTTGTCGGTTTTGTCGGTCTTAAGCGACATTTTTTTATTATCTATACTATTCTCTTCTATACTATTCTCTTCTATACTATTCTCTTCTATACTATTCTCTTCTATACTATTCTGGCTTAGCATTTGCTTAGCATTACTCTCTGTTGGTATTAGCTCATATTTGTTATTAATTATTTTTAGTAAGTTCAATTCATCAACATACTCTGTTTCTGATATTCTTCTATTGTCTAGCCAATTGTTTTTATTCCAATCTGTTATTACCATCACACCACTTTCAAATGCTATAAAAAACCTTTTGGCTATTAATATTTTATAATCATCATCGCTAAAGCCACATGTTCTTTGTAATTTTTTAGGTTGAAAGAATCCTTTATCATCTGCATCCATTCCAGCCATAAAATAAAGTGCTTTTGTTGAATTAGGCAAATCTATAAATCTGTCGCTTTCAATTATTGCTTTATCAAACATTCTTTTCTTTGCCATTTTCCCTCCTAAAAATCAAAAATTTGAATTTGCTTTCTTCTTTTTGCTGCTTTCTTCATTCTTTTTTCGTATTTTTTAATTTTAATTAGTACTATTACTGAAATTACTGCTATAAACCAAATTAAAGTCATTATGGCTTCTATTGTTATTACTCTACTTATAATTTCTGATAAGTAACCTCCTAAAATTGGCAATATTGTTATTGTTAATGTTATTTTTATTACTTCGATTATTTCTTTTATTTTTTTCATATGTATTCTCCTTTTCTAAAAAATTGAATTAATTAGCTTTTTATTACTTTTTAGGACTTGGTAGATTGAACTTGAAAGGCTTTCTACTAAGTCTTCTTTTTCGTTTAGTTCTTGTTTTCCTGAATGAAATAATATTCCATGTACTATTTCATGTATGATCGTTGAATTTTTCATGTCTTTTAATAATGACTTTTTGATTTGTATTTCTTGTTTTTGATATACAATTTGACCTAATACATTCGGATTTTCATCAATTATTTCTAACTCTTTTATTTCATAATTGACTCCTAATATTTCTACTTGCATTTTTTCTCCTTATTTACTTTTTTACTTAGTATTCATATAATCTTCTCGAAAGGAGGTGATTATATGGCTCATGTTAAGCAAATTTATGCTAACTTATGTGGAACTTGGACTGATGTTACTAATTGCATTATTGATAGAAACGAGAATGCAATTAAGTATTTTGATGAAGTTTTTTTAAATTCTTCAAATAAATATGATTATGTTACTATTGAATATGGTAATAAGGCATATCGTATTCATCCAAGTCAAATTCAAATTATTCTTTAATAGAATTTTTTTAGGTCATGTTAGTTAGTTGTCGAATTTAACTAACATGGCTTTTTTCTTATATTTCCAATCAATAAAATCTTTTAATCTGCACCATTCATACTCTTTATATTGACTTAATATTTCTATTATCTTTTTCAAATCTTCATCCTTTATTGGCATTTCTTTTGGGTTTTGTAAGTAATATTTATCTCTTTCTTCCATACCATTTTCCTTTCGTCGTTTTCTTTTTTATTGTTCACTTTTGTGAACACTTTCTATAAAAAAATAATGGTTAAATTGTCTTTTTAATTGTTCGCAAATTTTAACTGCGTTTTTTGGACTAGGATTTCTAGTTCCAGTTAAAATTTGACTTATCGTAGTTTTGGAAACGCCTATATTTCTAGCTAGTTCTGTATAATTATATCCACTAGAAATAATATCCTGTTTTAGTTTATTAATGTCTTTTACAACTACCATTTCTTCCTCCTTTCTTTTTTGCTATATGCATTATATATATGTTGTTCACATTTGTCAACACTTTTTTGAAAACTTTTTAATAAAATTTTACATTTGTGAACAAAACTGCTATAATATCAATTATAGGAGGCTTTATGAAAATAAAAGATTTTGGAAAATATATAAAAGATATAAGAGAAAGCAAGGATTTAAGTTTGCGACAAGTAGACCAATATTCTGAAGTCACTTATTCAAATTTATCTATGATTGAAAATGGTACTCGTAAGGCTACTCCATTAGTTTTAAAAGAGCTTGCAAAAGTCTATAATCTTGATTATATTGATTTGTTACAAAAATGTGGATATATAGATTTAGCTGAACTAGAAAAATTAGAGAATGTCAAACAGATTCCTCTTCTAGGCAAAATTGCTGCCGGATACCCAACGCAAATGTTCGCAGATGTTATAGACTATATTGATATACCGGCTGATATGGCAAGAGGCAATAAAGAGTTATTTGCTTTGAAGACGACAGGAAAGAGTATGGAACCTAATTTTATAGAAGGCGATATACTTATCTTTGAAAAAACTGATAACTGCGAAAATGGTCAATTTTGTGCTGTTGCAGTTAATGGAGATGACGCTACTTTTAAGAAGGTTACAAAAACCGATGCTGGTATTATGCTGCAACCATTAAATCCTGCTTTTGAAACTAAGTTTTATACTAATGATCAGATAGCTAGTTTGCCAGTTACGATAATTGGCGTTTTAAAGCAAATTAGAAGGGATTTTTAGTATGAATGTTTCTGATGAGGAATTAGAATTTTTAAAATACATTAATTATAAGAAAACTGATATAACTTTTAGTGCAAGGTGGATGTTATATAATATTGAGCCTGATCAATTAATAAAAAAATTGATGAATAACAAAATGTTATTTATAGATAATAGTGTATATAGTAACTTAAAATCACTTAATGCTACTGAATTAAAGAATATTTTAAAAGAAAATGGACTAAATACAAAAGGCACAATAAAAGATTTAATATTAAGAATAACCGAATCGATTGACTCTTCTGTTTTATCTAATAAATTTAATAATAATATTTATGTTGTTAATGATACAATTAAAGAATTAATTGAAGAATCAAAAACAAAACCATCTAATGATGAATTTTGGACTAAGTATAATTTAGAACTATCTGAACATACTAGAAAAAATGATATTGGTGGAATGAGAGTAACTTATTTTTTAATGGCTAAATTATTACAAAAAGAAAAAAACTACAGACGAGCTCTACAATATTATTGTAATGCTTTGTTTTTAGATATATTAGACTATACTCAAATAGATATAATTTTAAGTGAACATCAACCTTTTAGGAGAATTGAAATACCGGAAGGTATATTTATTCATATTAATAAAATTATGCTTAAAATCAATTTTGATGAAGATTTATATAATTATTTAAAAAATTGTTTATTATTTACCTTTTTTCCAGCATTTCCATTAAGTTTTAATGAAACTTTAGATATAGCAACAAATCTTATAAAAAAAGGGAAATATTTAAAATATCAAATTAGAAAAAAGTAATACAAAAGAAAAAACCACCTTTTTACGGGTGGCTTTTTATCACTTTATTATTAGCTATTAGAAGCGATGTATTGTTATTATAACACGCTTTCTAAAAAAATCAAATTTAGGAGGTTAAAATGGCAACTAGAAAAACAAATGGCGAAGGGTCTATATATTATAAAGAAAAAAAGAAACTATATGAAGGTAAGGTAACTTTGGGTATTGAACCTGATGGTAAGCTTATTCGTAAGTCAGTTTATGGTAAGAAAAAGACTGATGTTGTTCAGAAAATGAATGAATTAAAAGCAGAGTTTATAAATAATGATTTCACACAAAACAATGACGCAACAATTTATGATATTGCTAAACAATATATTAATAATCAATTTGAAGCTAATCAAGTATCCGCTTCTTCATATTTAAGAAACAATCATACTTTATCAATTATTAATAAATTGGACTTTGCTCACCTTCCTATAAAACAAGTAACTAATCAGCAAATTTCATCCGATTTATTAAGTATAAAAGAATATTCAAACTCTATTTTAATTAAAATTTATGGAATGTTATCGAATACATATAATCAAGCTATTATTAATAATATAGTAAAAAGTAATCCATTTTTAATTAAAGGAGCTATTATTAAAGTTAAGTCTGAAAAAGAAGATAAAAAAGTTGAAGCATTAACAATTGACGAACAAAAAGCTTTTATAAATGAATTAGAAAAGTCTAATGATGAATATCGAGATATATTCTATGTAGCAATATATACAGGTGCTAGGATTGGAGAAATTTTGGCGTTATTTGGCTCAAATATTAATTTAGAGACAAATTATATTACTATAAATAAAACTTTGACTAAAAGCGAAAATGGTTCGTATATTTTAGGCAAAACTACAAAGACTTATTCTGGAACGCGAGAAATACCTATTGCAAAACATCTAATACCTATTATTTCTAAATACGCTTCTGATAAAGATGAATTGATCTTCACAAAAAATAATAAAATTATAGCTCCATCAACAATAAATACCCATTTTAAAAAAATATGTAAAGATGCAAATATAAAAACTTTGATTAATCCGAATAAAAAAGTTTATAAAAAAGCAGGAATTATAAATGTAAATTTAAAAACATCATCTGTAAACACACATATGTTACGTCATACATTTGCCACTCGCTGTATTGAAGCAGGCGTATCTGCTGTTGCTCTATCTCGTATTTTAGGTCATAAAGATATTCAGACAACATTAAATACATACACTTCTGTTTTTAATAAGTTCAAAGAAGATGAACTATCAAAAATAAATAAATATTTTGATATGTTTTAGTACGACAATTGTACGACAATTTTTTCATAAAACTATATAAAACTACATGAAATTATATGAAAATATATTAAAGCAAAAAACCTTAAAAGTGTTGATATATCAGTAAAATGCAATAAAATAAAGAACTCTAGCTAATATGCTAAAGTTCTTTGTTTTGGCAGGAGTAGTAGGACTCGAACCCACACGCACGGTTTTGGAGACCGGAATGCTACCATTGACATCATACTCCTATTTACGTTTTTTATTTTAACATATCATTTTATAAAATTCAACTATTCTTTTAATTTTATATTTATAAAAAATAAAGTCCTCACAATGTGAAGACTTATTTGAAACTTATTGAAACTAATTGACTCTGAGCCAATAACGATTGTTCTGGCTCTCTATGTAATAGTAGCCTACCCCAAGCTGTCTTATTTCTTGCAAAGGAGTGGTCTTGTGCAATTCGAACTTTTCAGTTCCAATTGCTTTTCTACGACACTCATACGCCTCACCAATTTGTGGAACATATTTTCCACAAGCTTCATAGGAATTTCCCACAAACTCAAAATTGCAGGGATCATATTCCCCTTGCACTCCCTGTAGGACAATTCCCACAACTTCATATTCCTTACCCTGCTCAAAAAGCCCTGGCAAGTCAACTTTTGCAATTACTTTCAT